CCGCGCAGCTCATGACTCGCTGCTCGGAGCTATTCACCGATTTTGTCGCCGTGTGCCGCAGGCTGACATGTCGGTGTCGCTCCGCAAGCTCCGTCGATTCACCCGTCGTTTCTGTCGAAGAAACTTCCGAAGAATCGACCGCCACATCCTGCACTTCTATGACTGGTTGCTTGCAACCCCTTATACAGACGTTCAGAAGGCCCAGCTTGCAGACACATTCATACGAACTAGTCCCAGTCGCTATTGGCTTCAACTTACAGAACTCGGATCTTGCTCTTTCGAAACTATCGTTAGACGATTCTACCGAGGAGGACTCCTCGATTTACTCAAACGAAGTCTCGAGAGAGACCATTTCCGAGTCCGAGATCTCAGAGTTAATTCATTTGTGAAAGCAGAGCAATACCCTGCTTTCAAGTTGCCCCGCTCTATTAATGGGCGTGTCAACTACTCTAAGATAATATTTGGCCCTCTTGTCAAATCAGTTGAAAAGATAGTTTATGAACACCCTTCGTTCATTAAATCCGTCCCTTTAGCCGACCGTCCCGCCTACATTTCGCGACTTGTCTCAGGTCCCGGAACCTACTGCGCGACCGACCACACTTCGTACGAGTCATCATTCACACCCGGACTGTGCATTGCAGTCGAATTTGAGGTCTTTTCCCACATAGTCAACGGGTACTATGCCAACATGCTATGCGTTTCTTTTTACTCACTAAACGTATGTGTTTTCAAGTTTTTCCGGATTCATGTAACAGCAAAGCGCATGTCCGGTGACATGAACACCTCTTTAGGCAATGGAATAACGAATCTGATTACTATATTATTCCTATTCTGGTGCAAAACCAGAGAAATCTTGTTCTCAATTGTTGTTGAAGGAGATGATTCGCTCTTTCGAACACCTTGCGGTGTCCATCTGGACGCTGCAGACTTTGCTACCCTTGGGCTCAACACGAAAGTTGAGTACCATGATCGCCTTGCCACCGCAGGGTTCTGTGGTGCCATTTTCCATGAGGCTGATCTAAAGAACCTTGTTGACCCTGGCCGAATCCTAAGAAGATTTGGTTATGTGGACAACAAATACCATAACGCCAGAAAGTCCAAGAAGATGGGACTTCTGAGAGCTTATGCATTTTCAATTTATTACCAATATCACGGGTGCCCAATTGTTGAGGCACTAGCCATGTACCTCCTACGGGTTACCCGAGGGTACTTTGCTATTGGCACTTCGTTGAACATGCATAAATTTGCAGATGGGGAAATTATTCCAATGTCCGAGCAACGGATGTTCGAAAGATTTCCACCTGGCTGTATTGGTATTGGGAGTCGGGAAGTTGTTTCCAGTATGTTCGGTTTCAATTATGACGAACAATTGTGGTGCGAGGATTATCTCAATTCTCTGACGGAATTACAACCTGTGGTTATGCCACTTGTTGTCACGAAGTCACACCCTGATTGCGTCAAGTATTTTGAACGTTGTGCTATTAGTGCTTCGCAAAATCCTAATACTGTGAACCAACCGCCCGCAATGCTGTTTTACCCCCTGATAGACGAACTCCGCTCAAGATCCAAACATTTGGAGCAGCGGCATAGACTGACTCTTCAGGATGGCCTGCCATTTGGGTCACCAGGACCTTACTGCTCATGTGGTATTGAATGTTTTTTCTGGAATGACCTTCTTCACGGTCTGCGCAACAAGCTTGGCTTAAAGCCCCCTCCCTTGCAGGAATATCACGAACATTCGTTTGATGGTTGGCATGTGGATGCTCTGTTGTCGGTGTAAAGCGTCATTAGCCCGCGCAGGGGCTTCAAGGAATGCCTGCGACAATCTAGCCGACCCTGGGATGGGTCTCGTAGTACGAGTCTGGCGGGAGACGTTTGTCTATAAACCTGGTTCCAATTGCCAAAATCACAAATTATTGGGCCCTCTGAGTTCTTCAGAAAAAGC